TGAAAATGATGACCTTTGGCAAAAGATAAAATCAGGAGAACTTAAAGGGTTGAGTATTGAAGGGTACTTTACGAATAAATTTGAGCAAATGCAAAATCAAGAACCAACAAGTGAAGAAATACTAAAGGCTTTAAACGAAATTATCAGAAAATCAAATAAATAAATAACTATTCTATTATATAACATACACTTACTATAAATAAAAAATTACTATGGATTTAAAAGAGAAAATATTAGTTGCTTTAGGACTTAATGAAGAAGAAATCAAATTAGGTTGGCAGGGCAAGTCAGAAGATGGTACAATCTTTGTATCTACTGCTGAAGAATTAGAAGCAGGTGTGGACATATCAGTTTTAACTGAAGATGGAACTACAATTTTATTGCCTGTTGGAACTTACAAAACAGAAGATGGTATTAGCTTCAGAGTTGAAGAAGAAGGTATTGTAGCTGAATTAATTGAATCTGAAACAGAAGAAGAAGATACTACTGAAGAAGTAGAAGCAGCAGAAGAAGCAGATGTAGCAGATTGGAAAGGAATGGAAAAGAGAATTGAAAATCTTGAAATTGCAGTAGCTAAATTAAAAGAAGCTAAAGAAGGTGGTGATGATGATGTTGAAGAAATGTCAGAAGAAACTGAAGAACCATCTAAAAATCCAAAAACTATAACTACTAAAGAAGTAAAAGAATTTTCAGCAGAAGAAGAATTAGAAAAACTTAAAGCAGAAAATGAAAAACTTAAAACGGAATTAGCAGAACAACCTGCTGAAGCTCCGATTAACACAAATAAATTTAGTGCTGATAAACCTGCACTAACTAAAAAACAATATAACAAGTTATCTAAACAAGAAAGGTTCTTGTATAACTTAAATAAATAATAACTAAAAAAAAACAAAAAAATGGCGTTTACAACAACATCAAACTTCGCAGGGAAGGCAGCAGGATTTTATGTGTCCGCAGCCCTGAAAGAAGCAACATCATTGGACTACTTGACAATGATAGAAAACATAAAGTATAAAAGTAATATTCAAAGACAAGCAGGAAGTTCGGTTGTTAGAGATGCTACTTGCGACTTTACAGATTATGGAACACTTGCTCTTACTGAGAAGGTGTTAGAACCATCTAATCTACAAATTAACCTAGATTTATGCAAATCTACATTACTAGATTCTTGGGAAGCCCTACAAATGAGAGCAGGAGCAGGCGCACCACCACCTGCATCTTTTGATGACTATGTAATATCTTATATGGGTAACATCATAGCAGAAGCAACTGAAAACTCTGTATGGAGTGGAACAGGAGCTACAAATGGAGAATTTGAAGGATTTTTAACTGCTGCAACAGGTATCTTTGTAGTAGATGGAACAACTGTTGGTTCAGCAGCAACAGGTGCTTATACGGCAGCTAACATTATTGCAAATATGCAAACTGCAACTTCTGATTTAGCAGCAAATATTCCTGCTGTATTAAGAAAAGAAGATTTATATATCTATATGAACGCTAAAACTTATGCGTTCTATGTATCAGCAGTATCTACTTTAGGATATGTAAATGCTTACAATATGAACGGAGATTATGAACCTGTATTTGAAGGATATAAAATTGCAGTATGTACAGGAATGGCTGACAATCAATTAGTAATAGCTGAAAAATCAAACTTGTTCTTCGGAACTGACTTGCTTTCAGACGCTACTAGAATAACGCTGATGGATATGGGAGCTTTGGACGGAAGTGACAATATGCGTTTAGTAGCTAGGTATTCAGGTGGAGTTCAGTTAGGAGTAGGAGCAGATATACTTTGGCAACAATAATAACATAAAGAAGGGAGTGTAAAAGCTCCCTACTTTTTAACTTTTAAAACAAATAAATCAATATGGCGTGTACAGCTTTAACAAAAGGTAGAGGACTTGATTGTAATAGGATCTCAGGCGGAATTAAATTTATATATTTCGCAGTTTATGACCAAGTAACTTCAATACCAACAGCAAACGGTGAGATTACTGATTTAGAGATGGGGAGTAATATGTTATATAGATATACAATGCCTTTAGGTGTTGCTAGTCTTACCGATACAATTACAGGTAGTCGTGAAAACGGAACGATTTTCTACACTCCAACAGTAAATATTATACTGAACCGACTTACCAAAGAGGATCAAAATCAGGTAAAATTATTAGGCGCAACAAAAACAATCATATTCGCCCAATTAAACCAAACAGTAACAGCTACAGGACACGATGTAATAGTGTGTTTAGGTAGTGTTAATGGAATGGAGCTTAATGCAGGAACTATGGATAGCGGCGCTGCTTGGGGTGACCGAAATGGTTACACTCTTACCTTTGATGGTTTGGAGCAACAACCTTTCCAATTCGTACCTGATTATACTACTAATGTATTTGACAATGCAGGATTTACATTAGGTGGTGTTGTTTCTTCATAACTTTAATTAGTAGTTTTCATATATTCTTGATTAGGGCAGCTTTTGGCTGCTCTTTTCTTTTTAAAGCAAATAAAAACAGGGTTTTTCTATTATATAACATACTAGATACACTATGATACAAGCAATAACAGAAACAGCATTTACAGCTTACATAAATACGGAAGCAAATCGTATTCACACTTCTGTTGCATCTACTCAAATAAGACACTTAATGAAGTTTACTAACGACTTAGATGGGGCTGTTTCTTATGCTTATGGAACAGAAACTATTTATGATAGATATACAAAACTTATTTTTTCTTATAATACAAGCCCTGATATGTATTCAGGTCAAACAAAACTATTACCTGCAGGATATTACAAATATGAAGCGTGGGAAGTTAGTTGGTCAGGAACAGTAACAGTTAGCTTGGGTAATGCTCCTGCAACAGAAACAGACGTATTATCATCAGACCCCACACATGGAATAGTAAGAGGTCTAATAGCAATAGGGAAAATGAACGTATCAGAAAAATCAGGTAGTGAGCAAGTTCAATATACACAACACGAAGAAACGTCAGGTACTAACTACATTTGGTACGGACAATAACAATAAAAATTTAAATTATGCCACAAATAGACAATGATAATCAATTACTAAGAGAAACACTAGGGAAAAACAGATGTGATGTAATAGCAACAACTGCTATGACTTCTAAAAACTATTATGCAGTTCATTTTCCTGTTGAAAGTGTTATAGCTTCAATAGCAGCAGGAAATGCAACTACAGCAGCAGGAAGTGCAATAGCTAACCTTCAAACGACAATACCTGCAGGAGTTACTATTTTTCTTAACGTAACAGCTATTACCCTGACATCAGGAGTAGCTTTATGTTACTATGAAGACATTATATAATGTTAGCACAAAGATTAGGGTTAAGCATAAATTCAACTAGACCACTAGGTGCTTGGTCACCTGATGACGAAGCACGTTTAGTCGCTTGGTATCAGAATAAAGAAGGCATAACACTTAATGGTACTGATGTTTCTGAATGGGCGGATAGTTCTAGTAATAGTCATGATATGGTTCAAGCTACTGCTGATGAACAACCTGCTTATTCTAGTGGAGTAGTAACTTTTGATGGTGGTGGTGAAAATTTACAAACCACTTCACAAATTAGTTTAACAGGAGATTTTACTATTGGCGTAAAATTAAATTTAGCAGCAGCAGGTGGGGTTCTTATGGCAGACAATACAACTTCAGGAGAATTTATTAGGTTTACAGGAACAACAGAATTAAGAGTAAGAATTGATAATACCACAGCAGTTAACATATCTAAAGATAGTGGTAGTTTTGTTGGTGCTGCTTATATGATACTAACACGATCAAGTAATACTCTAACTTTATATTGGGATGGAACAGCACAGGCAGATACAGAAACTTTATCAGGAACAGCAGATATTGATGCAATAGGAGTTAGGGCTACTGACTTAAACCCTTATGACGGTAGCGTTTCAGAAATACAAATTTATAGTGGTTCAAGTGCAACCTTAACAGCGAATGTAAATGATTATTTAAGCTCATTATAAAATAAAAAATATGAAAGACAATTTATTATCAATAGATTTATCAACTTCAACAAGTCCTGTAGTAGCAGAAGTACGTGGTAGGGATTGGATAGAATATGGAACGGAAGATTGGCGTAATCTTTACCCACAGTTCTTAATAGACCTTTACTATTCTAGTTCTATTTCAGCAGCCATTATAAACGCTACAGCAGAGATGATTTCAGCCGAAAATCTTATAATAGAAGATAAAGATGATAAGGATTTAGAAGCTAGAGTTAAGTTGCAGAACTTTATGGATAGAGCAAATGGAAATGAAAGTTTACATGAAGTATTAAAAAAGGTAGCTTTTGATTTTAAACTTCAGGGTGCTTTTGCTTTAAATATCGTATGGTCAAAAGACAGAACACAAATAGCAGAAATTTATCACGTAGGAGTTGAAAAGATTAGATGTGCTAAGCCTGATGAGTTTGGAAAGACTACAGGCTATTATATTTCATCAGATTGGGCTAATACTAGAACAAATAAACCTTACTATGTTCCTGCTTTTAATGTGAATGATAGAACAAGTCCTAACCAATTACTTTATTCAGGTCTTTATAGTCCTAATATGAATAGCTATTATACTCCTGATTATGTTAGTTGTAATAATTGGGCTTTAATAGATTCAAGAGTTTCAGAGTTCCATCTTAATAATATTAGCTCAGGATTCTCAGGGAGCTTTATGATCAGTTTCGCAAATGGAATTCCGACACAAGAGGAAAGAAATCAGATAGAAAGAAGTTTAACAGATAAGTTTTGTTCAGAAACAAACTCAGGAAAGTTTGTACTGACATTCTCAGATGACAAAACAAGAGTACCTGAAATAACTGCAATAAGCCCTTCAGATTTGGATAAGCAGTATTTAGCACTTCAGGAACTTTTAACTCAAAACATCTTATCAGGACACAGGGTAACAAGCCCTATGCTTATGGGAATTAAAAACGAAAGCGGACTTGGTTCAAATGTAGATGAGCTGAACGCAGCCGCAAATTTTTATCTCAATACTGTGGTGAAGCCTTATCAAGACCAAATAGTAAAAGTCCTTAGAAAAATATTCAAAGTAAATAATATGAATATGCCTGTAAACTTTGTACAGCTTAAACCTATTACTTTAGAATTTACAAGTGAAGATTTAAAAGGAGTTATGACAGAATCAGAAATTCGTGAAGAACTCGGACTTGCACCTTTAGATGTAGAAGTAAGGGAAGATTTTTCAAGTGATAAAACAGAACTAGATAGTTGGATTGAAGAATTTGGTGAAGATATGCCTGAAGATTGGGAGCTAATAGAAGAAGAAGTAGTTGATGGTGAACACCAAGATTTTGATTTTGAAGAAGTGTTAAATGATGTAGCTAACGAAAAAATAGAACTAGCTTCAACAATTAGAGGTATACCTGCTAGAAAATCAGAACAAGACGGAATATCTAAAAAAACTTATGATTATTTCAGAGTTCGTTATGTTTATTCTAAAGATGAATTTTTAGTAAACAAATCAGGAACTAGCAGAGATTTTTGCAGAAAAATGATGGGGGCTAAAAAGATGTATAGAAAAGAAGATATTGTAAGAACAAAAAGCAACTCAGTAAATCCGGGATTTGGTCACGAGGGTAAGAATTATAATCTCTTTCTTTGGAAAGGCGGACCTCAATGCTTTCATTTTTGGAGTAGAAGAATTTTCAAAACTACAATAGGAAAATCAAAAACTACTAAAATAGAAGATGCTGATTTAATAGGATATACAAAAGCTAAGTCAGAAGGTTTTACTGCTAAAAAGAATGATAGGTTAGTAGTAATACCGCCAAGAAAAATGAAAAATAACGGATATTACAATTAGAAACTATGGCATACGTATTATTTATATCAGAAGCAAAACTAAAAGACAGTACAGCAATCAACTTAAATGTTGATGTGGACTTATTACTTCCGTTTGTACGTGAAGCTCAGAAGCTCTATGTTGAAACCGCACTCGGAACAGATCTTACTCAGAAACTTAAAGA